ACTTTTGGCTCGGGCAATGGTTTTAAATCATATTTTGCTTGGGGATCTTCAGGTCAATCTGCTCACGTTATCAACGCTTCAGGAGCATTAGGGTTTTCCACTAATTTAGGAGCTACTCCAGCATTAAGCGGGACTACTGGATACGGAACTGCTGGTCAAGTCCCAGTTAGCGCAGGATCTACTGGAGCAGTTTCTTGGAGCAGCACCCCAACATTGACCGGAACAAACTTTACTGGTGTTCCGATTAGCACTGCAATTAGTGGTCTAGGCACTGGAGTTGCTTCAGCTTTATCTATCGCTATTGGCTCTGCAGGTGCTCCTATTACATTCAACGGAGCTCTCGGAACTCCTTCAAGCGGTACATTGACCAACGCAACAGGCTTGCCAGTATCAACTGGCATCAGTGGATTGGGTACTGGCGTTGCTATTGCTCTAGCTGTTGCCGTAGGCTCTGCTGGCGCATTCGTAGTCAATGGCGGTGCTTTGGGTACACCTTCAAGCGGTACTCTTACAAATACAACTGGTTTTCCTGCTGCAAACTTAGCAGGAACTGCTCTACCTTCTGCTGTTGTTTCATCTAGCTTGACTTCTGTTGGAACAATTACTACTGGCACATGGTCAGGATTGTTTGGATCGGTTAGCGGTGCTAATTTGACAAACATTACTGGAGCAAACGTAACTGGTACTGTTGCTAGTGCAACAACGGCTGCTACTGCTAATGCCTTAAATACAGCGAATAGTTATACCGTAGCTGGATTAACTGTAAATGGTAATTTAGGTATTGGCACTACTCCGTCAGCTTGGTATTCGTTAATAACTGCTACACAAAATAAAAATATTTCTCTTTGGTCAAATTCGATTACCCAAGGAGTTGCTGGAAACCTGTATAGAACTGGTGCTGGGTATACATCAACATATATAAACACATCGTATGCTGCTGAAATAGAGTTCAATGGCGGTGGAACTGGCGGCATTCAATTTAATTTGGCTCCTTCTGGTACTGCTGGTACTTCCGCTAGCCTAACTCAGGCAATGACTTTATTTCAGTCTGGCGGTCTATCTTTAGGAAATACTACAGATCCCGGTGCAACGAATTTATCTGTAACAGGATCAGTAACGGCAGCTTCTTTTTCTGGTACTTGGGCGAGTATTCCTGCTGGAACAGTAATGCTATTTCAGCAAACTGCTGCACCTACTGGGTGGACAAAATTAACCACAAACAATAACGCTGCTTTGCGTATTGTTTCGGGTACTGCTGGTACTGGCGGTACAGTAGCTTTTACAACTGCTTTTGCAAGTCAAACTCCTGCTGGTTCAGTAGGTACAAGTATTACAGGCGTAAGCGGTAGCGTAGGAATTTCTGGTGGGTCTGTTGCTGCAACAACTCTTGATACAACGATGATTCCAGCTCACGCTCACACATATAGTGGAACAACATCTACTGAGAGTGTTTATCACCAACATAGTGTTAACGGCACAATGCAATCGTATGGTGCGCCTAGTATTTCCTCTGTTCAAACAGCGATTTCTAGTTCTGCTACTGGAAATCAAAATGCTTTACATACCCACACTTATAGTGGAACAACAAACAACAATGGTAGTGGGGCATCACATACCCACGGATTTACAGCTCCAAGTGGATCGTTCACTTTTAGTTCTGGTACAGCAAGTTCATCTTTCACAGGTACAGCGATTAACCTTGCCGTACAATACGTTGACGTTATTGCAGCCTCTAAAAACTAACTATGAAAATAACTCTTATATCTAGCGATAAATCTCTTGGCATCGATGGTGTCTTTTACAATGGGCTGGATTTTTCTTCAGTTCCAACAGGAATTCATGCAATTCAATGGGATGGCGTAAAAGGTACGATTGAATATGAACTTGATGAAGACAGCAATAAGCCTCCTAGTGATGTCATTACTGCATTACCCGATTACATTGCCTCAATTCAACCATCTTGGGATGCAGCAGCTAAAGAATTAGCAGATAAAGAGGCAGCGTTTCAACTTGCTTGTGCTCAAGTTGCCGCCCTTATGCAAGTACATGAAGAAGCAGTTTCTATTCCTAGCGTTGCACCAACTTCACAAAGTACTCCAACATGAACTTAGATGCAAAAACTAATTGCCCTTTAGATGGGTTTAAACCTTGCCGTCAACTAGAATGTGCATGGTTTATTAAAGTATTAGGTAAAAACCCTAATACTGGTAAAGACGTTGAAGACTGGGGATGTTCTGTTGCATGGCTTCCAATTTTATCTATTGAGAACAGCCAACAACAAAGACAAACTGGCGCAGCAGTCGAATCATTCAGAAATGAAATGGTCAAATCAAACGAAGTAAACACAGCAATAATGATTGAGACAGCTAATTTAAAGTTTTTAAAGTAATATGCTTGGCTTCCAGCCTTTCTCAGCCAATCCAATTTCAGCAATAAATGGGGTTCTGGTATTTAATGTTTCAATTTCTGAAACTGGGAATGGTCAAGATTCAATACAAGTAAGAATACTTGTTAATGTTTCTACCCTTGAAAATGGACTGGCAGTAGATTCTGCTTCAGAAGTATTAATAGCGGCAAATAGTATTAGTGAAGCTGCATCAATAGCAGATACAGTTTCTCAGTCAATGTTTGCGCCATTGACGATTGCTGAATTTGGTTCATTATTAGATTCTGTATCTAATTCAATGACAGCACCAGTTTCAATAACAGAAGTCGGAAATGCTTTAAGCACACAATCCGAATCAATGGCTGCAACAGTCAATATTTTAGAGGCTGGAAATGCTTTAGACGCTCAGTCTGAAATAATGTCAGCACCTACTAACATATCAGAAGTTGGTAATGCTCAAGACTCTCAGTCTGAAAATATGACTGCTGGGGTAACAGTATCAGAATCTAATTCTGCTCTTGATAGCGTTTCTGAAACAATGACAGCTTCAGTAGTTAATGTTGAAGCTATTAATGCTCAAGACATTCAATCTGAGCAAATGTCCTCGCCTGTAAGCATTAATGAATCAGGTAACGGCATAGATTCTCAATCGGAAACAATGGCTGCTCCAGTTAATATTCTTGAAGCTGGAAACGGACAAGATACTATTGCTGAAAATATGACTGCCTCGATTAATGTTTCTGAGGCAGGTAGTGCAGTTGAAATTCAATCAGAAGCAATGTCGGCACCAGTAAATAATACTGAAAGTGCAAACGCATTAGATTCTCAATCAGAAAACATGAACTCTCCTGTTTACATAAATGAATCAGGAAATGCTCAAGACAGCCAATCTGAAACCATGTCGGCACCTGTAAGCATTACAGAGCTAGGGAATGCACAAGATACGGTATTAGAAAGTATGACTGCTTCAGTAGAAGTACTGGAATCAACAGTTGCCATTGATTCTGTATCAGAAAATCTAATTGCATCTTTGAATATTTTGGAGGCTGTATCTGCTTTAGATAGCTACTCTGAAAATATGTCTGCTTTAATAGAAATCATAGAAGTTGCAATAGCACAAGATACTATTACAGAACAAATGACAGCTTCTTTAGTAATTAATGAAATTGCTAATGTTTTAGACCATATAAATGCTAATATGACAGCATCTTTGGTTGTAGTTGAGAGTGCTGATGCACAAGATATACAATCAGTATTAATGACTGCTGCGGTACAAGTCGATGAAGCTGGCAATGCTTTAGACTCGACTGATGCGACAGATTATGTCATAGTAGCGATAGTAGAAAACGGTAACGCAGTTGACGTATATATAGTTAAGCCAATTTTTAGGCTTTCAGATTTTGTATGGCATTTACTTCCTAGACCTGATTACTGGCAAGTAGCTCAAAGATCAGATGAATGGGAAATTTCACCAAGACAAGATTTTATAAAAGAGCCTAAACGATTAACTTATTGGAATGTTTCACCAAGACAAACACATTGGATAGTAAATGAATAGCTATGTATTAGAAAAAAGAACTTCAGAGTCTATTTTTTATGACTTAGATTGCACTCAGATTCTTGATACGGCTGAACTTATTTTAACTATTGTTTCTATTACTTCAGATCAAGTTGGGCTAGTATTTGCTGGTCAAGCTGTCAATTCTGAGCCAGTAGTGTTTTCCGATGGAACAGTTGCTGCTGCTGGAAAAGTAATCTCAGTCCAAATTTCTGAAGGAATAATTCCAGCCCCACAAGTGAACCAGCTTTACACAATTAGGGCTTTGTTCACTACTAATGATATAAACACTAGAGAAGCAACGGTGCTTCTAAATGTAACTAATATTCCAGTCCAAACAGGGAGGGTCTGCTAATGCCATTACAAGCCGGATACTCAAAAGAAACAATCCAAAATAATATTCGTGAGCTTATTAAAGCTGGTCACGATCCTAAACAGTCTATGGCTATCGCTTATTCCAATGCCCGTAAGACTCATGGTGTAGATGAAGAAATTACCGAGACAGAAGAAAAATCTCACAAACGGGATTTAAAAGAAGAGCCTGATTCTGATATTGTTGCCTTCATTGTTTATACAGATAATGACAAAATTTTATGGATGAAACGCACTAAGGATGACACTTGGGGATTTCCCGGTGGTCATGTAGAAGAAGGTGAATCAGCCATTGAAGGAGCTATAAGAGAGTCAAGAGAAGAAATTATGCACGTTCCTGAAACAGGTCTTCAGTTGATCTATTCAGAAGGAAAAGTCCGTTTGTTTGGCTGCAACGATGGTGAATTTAAACCTGAACTCAATGACGAGCATAGTGAGTTTGTATGGGCTACTATTGAGGATGCTCCCGATCCCATTTTTCCCAAAATTGACGGGGACGAAGAAAAGATTGCGGAAGCTGCTGAAGCGAATTCTTCTGCGATGGATTTACGTGAATATGATACTAACGGCTGGTTTGAAGTAAAAGACAATCCCCTTTCTATGGTTGGCGTATTTCCATACTCAGGTCGTTCTATTTCCCCTGATGCAGACCAAGACCGTGTTTATATGGTTTATCGCCCAGCCGAAGAACTTGGCACTAGTGAGTGTATTGATTCTTTTAAATTAATTCCATGGATTGATAACCATGTTATGTTAGGTAGCGAAGAAGATGGATTAACCCCATCTGAAGCAAAAGGCGTTCAAGGGGTGATCGGTCAAGATGTTTATTTTGACGGATCAATCTTACGAGGTAACATTAAAGTATTTTCAGAAGCGATGGCTAATTTAATCGCTAATGGTAAAAAAGAATTGTCTTGCGGATATCGTTGCAGATATGAATACACACCCGGAGTGTTTGAGGGTGTAAAGTATGACTATGTGCAACGAGAAATTCGTGGCAATCATCTTGCCCTTGTCGAGAATGGTCGCATGGGTCCTGATGTAGCAGTATTAGATCACTTCACTTTTACAGTAGATAACAAGGAGCTTTTAAACATGGCTGAAGAAAACAAAGAAGTCGGGGCTGAAAAGCTCGACATGACTTTAGAGGAAGTTCATAAATTCCTCGAAGAAGTTATGCCTAAATTGGCAAAAATCCAAGAGTTAACTGGTCAATCGTTTGGTTCAGCAGGTTTAGAAGCCGTTGCTGATGAAGACACAGTTAAGCCTGATGGCGATGAAGAAAAGCCTGAAGGCACAACTGATGCTGAAGGTGCTGAGTATTGCGTTGGCGGTCAGAAGACAGAAGAAAAAGAAGGTGAGCGTGGTGCTGGTATGGATGCAGCCATGATCGCTAAAGCTGTTGAGGCTAAAGTAGCCTTGAAAGCAAAGCTGTATGGTCAGTTATCTGCTCACATTGGTGCTTTTGATAGTGCTGATATGGACTTAGATAAAATGGCTAAGTACGGCTGCAAAAAACTTGGCTTGGAAGCCCCTAAAGAAACTCGTGTAGTTGCTTTAGAAGCGTTCCTCAAAGGCAAGGGTGCTCCTGCAAGATCAGCAATGGATTCTGCTGCTCCTCGCAAGGGTAATTTCGTTCAACGTTTTTTAGAAGGTAAATAATCATGACTGCTGCGACTTTTCAATCCACAGTTAACGTCAATCTGGGATTTGGAATTCCCGGTGAATTGATTGTTGACGGTCCACAACGTGTAGATTCCTTAACCCTTGACTCCATTGGTGGAACAATCGGTTTGGCATTTACTAAATCCAACATTACTAACATTGCCTCCCAAGGTGGTGCTGTTGTTGCTGGTTCTAGCCTGTTCGCTGGTATCTTGGTTAATCCTAAGGTCTATGCTTCATACGGTTCAGTTGGTGGCAATCCATTAGATCCTACTTTGTTCCTCGGTCCAAATAGTCAAGGTGAATTTCTTACTATGGGTACTATCGTTGTAACTTTAGTAGGTGCTGCCAATATTGGTGATCTCGTTCAATACGAAATCGCAACTGGTATTCTTTCCGCTATCGAACCCGGTACTTCACCAGCTACTGGTTTTGCATTAGTTCCAAATGCAGTTGTATGGAACTACCCAACAACCAGCACTGGTCTAGCTGCTATCCGTATTACTGACTAATTAAGGACTAATTATGAACAAATCTTTAGAACGCAGCTATATCGCTCCTCGCCAAGTTGGTGCGGTGCAAATGTCTGCCGATGATGTTTCCGACTTTGCTGCTCTCGGTGACCTCGGCATCAACTTCTCCCAAGCTCAAGTTAAAAAAATGGCTGGCTTTGCAATGGACAATCAACAAGGTGATGTAACTTCACCTTCGATGACTACTCCTGTGCAGTTCCTCCAAAACTGGCTTCCGGGCTTCGTTAAAGTTATTACTGCTGCTCGTAAGATTGATGAGCTTTGTGGTATTACTACAACAGGTTCTTGGGAAGATGAAGAAATCGTACAAGGCATGTTAGAGCCGATTGGTAATGCTGTTCCTTATGGCGATTACACAAATGTACCTTTGGCATCATGGAACACCAACTTTGTACGCAGAACGGTTATCCGTTTTGAAAAAGGTATCAAAGTAGGTATGTTAGAAGAAGCTCGTGCTGCTCGTATTCGTATCAGCACTTCTGCTGAAAAGCGTTCATCTGCTGCTTTAGCATTAGAAATTCAACGTAACTTAGTTGGTTTCTATGGCTTTAACGGTGGTGACAACTTAACATACGGTTTCTTGAATGATCCTTCATTGCCATCTTATGTTCCTGTTGCTGGTAGCGGCACAGGTGGTTCTACATTGTGGAGCCAAAAGACTTTCTTGCAAATCGTAGCTGACATTCGTGTTGCTGCTGCTCAGTTGCAAACTCAATCCCAAGACACTATTAACCCAGAAGATGTTGAATTGACATTGGCTCTGCCAACTAATTCATACCAATATCTGTCGGTTACTTCTGACTTTGGTATTTCTGTTCGTGACTGGTTGAACAAAACTTATCCTAAGTTGCGTGTTATTTCTGCTCCGCAGTTAAACCTCGCAAACGGTGGTCAAAACGTATTCTATCTCTACGCAGAACATGTAGAAGATGGCGCATCTGATGACAACCGTACTTGGGTACAAGTTGTTCCAGCTAAGTTCCAAGCATTAGGTGTTGAAAAGCAAGCTAAGGCTTACGAAGAAGATTATGCCAACGCAACTGCTGGCGTAATGTTGAAGCGTCCTTATGCTGTTGTTCGTTACACTCACATTTAATGGGTCGGGGAGGTCTTATAGACTCCCCCATCTTAGTGATGTAATATAGGCAAGACGGGGGAAACTCCGTCTTTCTAAACATCAAAAGGATAAGCAAAAATGGCTAAGACATACGTATTCTCTACACTCGCTAACGATCAGACTTATACAAATTGGCTCAAAGGCGGTGGTGATGTTCCTGTTAAAGGACATGCTGTTCACATTAAAGGTGGAACAGGCGTAGCAAATAATAGACTCGTAACTCCATTAGGGGTGGCGACTGAAATTTCTGATTTTGATTTAGAAGAATTGCAAAAGAATCCTTCATTTAAAGACCATGAAAAAAATGGCTATATCGTAGTTCGTGCCAAAAAAGCAGAAACAGAAAAAGTAGCTTCTGACATGAACCTTAAAGACGAATCTGCACCAATGACTCATACTGACTATAAGTCTGAAGAAGATTCACCTAAATACAAATCTGCATAATGACATCTACTACACCAGTCTATAACGATGAGGCTTTTCGGAACCAGTTTCCTCAATTTGAGAATACGACTTTGTTCCCACCTGACCAACTCGAAAGCTGGTGGGTGATGGGGACTGCGTACATCAACATTGATAACAACTATCCTTGGAACTTTAAAACCAAACAATTACAGTTGGCTATTGACTTGATGTGCGCCCATCTTGCAGCCTCATTTAGTATGATTAATTCAGGAATCCCAGCAGTTGTAGTGCAGGGATCAGCAGAGGGATCAGTTAATGTTTCCCTTGTTCCTCCACCTGTTAAGACAGCTTTTGGCTGGTGGTTGGCTACTACCCCTTACGGCAACCAATTACGTGCCTTGTTGCGTATCGTAGCGAATGTAGGACTGTTTGTTGGCGGCAGCTATGAGAATCAAGGATTCCGTAGGGCTGGTGGTGTATTTTGAAACAATTAAATCTAGAAAAAATCAAGGTAGCCCTAAATAGGGTTCCTGATGAATTCAATGGTTTAGTTGCACAAATTGGTTTTCCGTCAGGAAATAATTACCCTGACGGTACAAGTGTTGCTTATGTGGCAGCGATACAAGAGTTTGGTGCTCCTGCGGCTGGAATACCTCCTCGCCCTTTTATTAGACCTACTGTTAAAGAAAAAAAAGATCAATGGGTCAAAGGTCTAACAAAGAGCGTTGTGAAGGTAGCTGAAGGCAAAATGAGTGCTTTTGAAGCATTGAGCTTAGTTGGTATTCAAGCTGCTGCCGACATACAGACCAAGATCACAACAATTTATTCTCCTCCTAATGCCGAATCTACTATTAAGGCAAAAGGATCTGCAAAACCATTAATTGATACGGGGTATATGCACGCCTCTGTTCAAAGTGGGGTAAACCAAGCTGGTTCAGAATTTATAAGTGAGAAATAAAAAATGAATCTTCGTGAAATTGCCAATAAATATATCCAAGTAACCAATCCCAATATTCAAATTAATTGGGTGCAGTCTAATGGCTACACAACTAATGATGCTGGCAGAAGAACCCCTAAGACTATTACTTTGACTGTTGATGCTCAAGTTCAAGCCTTAAGTGCTACTGACTTAAAGCATATTGACGGATTAAATATTACTGGTGTAATGCGTTCTGTATATATGTACGGTAATGCTGCTGGCGTAGTTCGTGCAGATCAAATTGGTGGTGACATATTGGTATTCCCTGAAGTTCCGGGTGGCTGCAATAAGAACTGGCTTATTAATCAAGTGGTAGAAACATGGGCTGATTGGTGCCATGTAATTGTTACTCTACAAGTGGATTAATTATGACAGTCTCAATAAATATTAATGACCAAGACGTTTTCAGAGCTTTGATCGTTTTCTTTAATTCTTTTTTGCCTGCTGGTACTCAAGTAGTTCAGGCTCAAGATAATAGAGTTCCAATGCCGAAGAAAGGTTTTGTTACTATGAACAATACAGGCATGGATCGTTTATCTTTTAATATTGACAATTATCAAGCTATACCTCAAGGTAAGACTATTCTTACTCCGACACAATATTCAATGCAATTAGATTTTTATGGTCCTGATTCACAAGTTTGGGCTATGCAGACTATGGCATTGTTTCGTGATGAATATGCGACAGAGATTTTTCCGTCAAACATTCAGCCGTTGTATGCAGATGATCCAATTCAAATTCCGTTAATTGATGGGGAAGCCCAGTACGAACAACGATGGAAATTGGTGGCTACTTTGCAATACAACCCAATCCTTTCAACTTCACAGCAATCAATGGTCGCTGTGGAAATTGAACTGGCTCCAATCGACCAGACATTTAAACCCTAGGAGAATTTATGAGTACCATTCCTTTTTCGCAAGTAGTCCAAGTAGTACCCTCAGTTTTATCAGCTAATGGAGTTGCAGTTGACCTTAACGGTTTGGTGCTTACTCAGAACGCTGCTGCACCTTATGGATCAATTCTTCAGTTTGCAAATGCTGCTGGTGTTCAATCTTATTTTGGTGCAAATTCAACAGAAGCTCAAATTGCCAATGTTTATTTCAATGGCTACAACAACGGTACACAATTACCGGGAACTTTGTTGATGACCCGTTACCCTGAAACAGCTATTGCTGGCTGGTTGACAGGTGGATCATTGGCTAATGTAACTCTAGGTACTTTGAAGACTTACACAGGCACTTTGTCTATTACTGTTGCTGGTGTTCTTCAGACTTCAGGAACAATTAACTTAAGCGGTGCGACTAGCTTTAGTAATGCTGCCACTATTATTCAAGCTGCATTTACAAGTCCGGGCTTTACAGTTTCTTATAGCTCTACCAGCTCATCTTTTGTATTTACTACATCTACTACTGGCTCTACACAAACGATTACTTATGCCGTAACTGGTACATTAGCTAATCAACTGTTGTTGACTCAAGCAACTGGTGCCGTATTGTCTCAAGGTGCTGACATTGCAACTCCTGCATCATTTATGGCTGGCATTTTGACTCAGAATCAAAACTGGGCAACATTTATGACAGCATGGGAAGCATTGATTGCTGAAAAAGAAGCTTTTGCTCAATGGAGTAGTTCTGCTGCACCACGTTGGTTATATGTTTGCCAAGACTCTGATCCAAATGTACTAATCGCTTCAAGCACTACTACATTCGGTGATTATCTTCAAACTAATACATTGATCGGTACATTGCCTTTGTTTGGCGATTACACTCATGCAGCGTTTGTTTGCGGATTCGCAGCTTCATTAGACTTCAGCCGTTTAAATGGTCGTGCAACATTAGATTTTAAATCACAGTCAGGTTTAGTTCCTTCTGTAACTAATGCAACCCAATACGCTGCTGTTTTGTCTAATGGCTACAACTGCTACGGTGCTTTTGGATCTAATAACCCAGCCAATAATACAAACTGGTTTACTCCGGGTTCTGTATCTGGCAAATGGTTGTGGGCTGATACTTATTTGAACCAAATTTGGTTGAATGCGAACTTGCAACTTGCTATGGTTAATCTATTGACCCAAGTAGGCGCAATTCCTTACAATTCACAAGGTAACGGTTTGATTTACTCTGCTGCTCTTGATCCAATTAATGCCGCTAAAAACTTTGGTGCAATTCGTGCTGGTATTAATGTTTCTGCTGCTCAAGCTGCTGAAATTCAATACGCAACTGGCGTGAACGCTGCTCCTACTATTGCTGCTCAAGGTTTCTATTTGCAAATTAGTGAAGCAACTGCTCAGACTCGTGCTGCTCGTCAATCTCCTCCTATTACTTTGTATTATCAGGATGGTGAGGCTGTTCAACAAATCACTATGGCTTCAATCGCTATTCAATAAGGATAAATTATGTCAACAATAACCTCAGCTAACTCGGTCTTGTCTCTTGCCGTTAACAATTACTTTCCAGTACCACAAGTAATTCAAGGCTATGCAGTAGATGATGCTTTTGAAAGCGAAGCAGTACAGCAGTCAGAAATCCTTATGGGCGTGGATGGCATTTTAAGTGCTGGTAAGATCTTTGTTCCGTACAAAATGACCATTCATCTTCAAGCAGATAGTCCAAGCGTATTTTTGTTTGATGCTTGGCGTAATGCTCAAGATGCTGCTGTCGATGTATTTTCAGCAAGTGGGTCAATTACCCTTCCTTCAACAGGTATGGTATATACTTTGCAAAACGGCTATTTAACTCAGGCAACTCCGTTCCCTGCTGTTAAAAAGACTTTGCAACCACTCGTTTACGAAATTACTTGGCAACGAATCATTGGCGGTCAAATTTAATAATGGCAAGAAAAGAAACGACATTCGTAGCAGAAACAGGCAGGGATAACGGGAAGCAATTCCTAATCACTGAGATGTCTGCTTCACAAGCTGAGAGCTGGGCTTTCAGGGTAATTCTCGCTATCGGCAATGCTGGTATTGAAATTCCTGATAACCTAGCCTCTCAAGGAATGGCGGGTCTAATGGCGGTGGGCTACATGAACCTTCTCAAGATTCCATTTGAAGCTGCAAAGCCTCTTTTGGATGAAATGATGGGATGTGTTCAGGTAGTCCCTTCTCCAAATATTAAACGTCCTTTGATTGAAGATGACATTGAAGAAGTCAAAACTCGTTTATTGATTAGAAAAGCTATATGGGATCTACATATGGATTTTTTTTTAGGCGAAAGCAAGTCGACTTCGGAATCCGAAATTCAGGGGCAAACAACAATCGCCTCGTTGAGTACCAAGCCACCACGCAAACGATAGCAACAGTAATATCGTCAAGACTGGCTACCCTCCATGAACTTGATACTGTCTATGGTGTTGAGGACTTATGGATACTCCTTGAGGTTAATGCCGTTGATCGGCACAATGCTTATATTGTGAGTCAAAAGTAATGGCAACCGTCATAGATAGTCTGTTAATTGAACTTGGATTAGATACTTCTAAATTTGATACATCTGCCAATAAGTCAGTAGAAGAACTTCGCAAGTTTGAAGATCAAGCAACAAAATCATTTAAAAATTCCCAGTTAGGGGCTAAGAACGTAGGCGATGGCTTCGATAAAGCTCGTAATGCTCTTATCTCTTTGGGTGCTGCTTTTATTGGCATTAAAGGCTTTACTAGCCTTGCACAACAAACTACAACTACTAATGCTGGTCTTGCTAGAACAGCAGAAATGTTTAAAATGTCTGCTCGTGAGCTTGATGCTTGGGGTGGCGTATTAAAATCTGTTGGTGGTGACGCTAATGATTTTCAATCATCTATGCAATCCATTCAGCAAGGTGTTGCTGCCATGCAGTTTGGAGATACCTCATTAATTGAGGCTCTTGGAAAGCTAAGTGCTCTTGGATCTAATGCTGTTGAAGCATACGATTACACCAAAAAAGAAGTGGACATATACAAACTGGCAGATGCTTTTAAACAACTGACAGATGCTGGAAAAGAACAAGATGCTTACCTGCAAGCTCAAGCTATGGGTATTAATCGCAACTTCTTTATGATTCTTAAGCAGGGATCAGGGGTAATGCGTGAGCTATATGGGGACAGCTATAAGCTATCAGGCGTAACCGAACAAAATACTTTGAAGGCTCAAAAACTTCAAGAGCAATGGGGTCGAGTTGGTCAAGCCATGTCTGGTGCATCAAATCAGATCATGGATCAACTTTATCCATCATTAGGTAAATTAGCCGATGGCACTCAAATGAGTTTAGATAAGTTCGTAGAGTGGGATAAATCCATGAATGGGGGCTTGTCTAACGCCATAATCTTTGCAGGTGGGCTAACTACCATAATGGCAGCATTCAGGGCTTTAGGGGTCACCGTAGCGACTCAGATAGCTACTGTCGCTCAATGGGGAGCAACGATTGAAGGAATTGTTACTTCTGGGTGGTTTTCAAAGTTTTTAGGTGCTGCTGGATTAATGCTTCATAGCGAAAGCCTTAACAAAGGTGAAGACGAAGAAGTTAAAAAAATTCATGCAGAAGAAGATAAACGAGAAGGCGTTACCCGTGATACGACTGGTAGAGTTATTACCAAGAATGGTAAGCCAGTTAACGGATATGAAAACTTAACTCCTGAAGTTAAGCAAAACTTTTCCTCTTTAGAAGAAAAATACAAACTTCCTGCTGGAATGCTCGATAAAATTTGGAGCATTGAATCAGGTCGTGGTCAAAACATGGAGTCTCCTGCTGGGGCTACTGGACATTTCCAATTCATGCCAAAAACAGCGGCAGCTTATGGAATGACTAAATCAGATACTTATGACTTAGGAAAGTCATCTGAAGCAGCAGCACACATGATGTCAGACCTCTTAAAGCAATTTAAAGGCGATGAATCAAAGGCTATTGCTGCATATAACTGGGGATCGGGAAATGTTGCTAGTAAAGGAATGGGAAGCCTTCCTCCTGAAACAGTTAAGTATTTAAGCAAGTATGGGGCGCAAACTCCTCCTCAAAATGCCACAGATGAACAAAATGCAGCAAATAATACTGCTCCTCAATCTACTGCGCCACAAAATTTAGCAAGCAATATTATTCCTCAAATTACTTCATCTCAAATGAAGTTAGCTCCTGAAACTCAGGCTTATTTGAATAAATATAATTCAGGATTTATGGGTGCTAATGTAGCTGCTCCAGCAAATCAATCCACAAGTAATAATACAAGTAGCGTTAACATTCAAAGTGTTAATGTTCAAACGCAAGCAACAGATGCAAGTGGAATTGCTAGAGATATGAAGGTAGCGATTGAAAACAATTCGTTAATTAACTATGGAATGGTCGGGAATAGATAATGCCTAATATAACTTATCCGAATGTTCCTGCACTTCCGGGAGTTCCAGCTTTATCTAGAAGTAACAATGCTCAGTTTGTAGCTGCTGGTTTAACTATTCTTGGCGAAATATTGCCGCTTGGATTGTTTGGTCAAAAATGGGGAATTGTTGCTCCGGGTGGCTCTGCATTACTAAGCCCTGATTCTTTTGTAGATTTTGAATACAGAGAAGAACAAAAGATTCCTATTTACCCTTTACAAAATGGAGCCTTTCAAAGTTATAACAAAGTTGGAATGCCTTATGACATTCGCTTAACTGTTACTTGTAGCGGCAATGGAAAAATGTCAAAAGGAAACTTTATTCAAGGAATAGACAAGCTATTAACTAGCCTAACCCTAGTTGATATTGTTACTCCTGATGCAACTTATAAAAATACCAATTTAATTCATGTGGACTATCGTAGAGATGCTAGTCATGGGGCAACATTACTGATAGCTCAGTTATGGTTTCAATGGGTCAGAATTGTATCTAACCCAGTAGTTGCAACTGCTAAACCTTCAGGGACACCGACCTCATCTTTTGGTCAGCTTTCACCAACTACAACACCAACTGGAAATTTTGGCACATTAAATCCTAATTCAAGAGGGGCGACTGGATTAAACCCAGCAATAGTATGACTATTCAATACATTCCAATTTCTCCAGTTGCCTCACAGACTTTTACAATTCTGCTTGGGGATCAAAACTGTTTAATTACCATTTATCAAAAAAACACAGGTCTCTTTTTTGATTTACAAGTAAATTCAGCCCCATGCGTAACTTCAGTACTTTGCCTAAATTTAGTGGGTTTAATACGACAATCCTATTATGGATTTACAGGGCAATTAGCATTTTTTGACACCCAAGGCACAAGTGACCCTACTTATGATGGGCTAGGCAGTCGTTACCAGTTAATATATCAAGTATGACATTCGCTATAAGACAAGTTGAGTTGATTTTTACAACTCCTAATGCACAACCATTAACTTTAAAAAATTTAAAGTGCAATGCAGTAATTACTAATCCGGGTGGATATAGTGCTTACGGACAACTCCAACTTCAAGTATTTGGCATGACATTAGACCAAATGAATCAATACTCAAGTTCAGGGTCAAAAATGGTGTTAGCTCAAAATCAATCTATTACCGTTTCTGCTGGCGATCAAGGCGGATCAATGAATCAAGTATTTTCAGGTACATTAATTTCTAGTTTTATTGATACCTCTAACTTGCCTGAAGTTAGCTTTGTATGTTCTGCAATATCTGGTTACTATGCTAAAGCTGCATCAGTTGCTCCTAACACTTACAAAGGAGCGCAAAATGCAGAAGATATTATTGCTTCATTAGTAAGCCAACTAGGAGCACCTTGGTCTTTTGCTAATCCAAACAAAGCCCATGCTGTTGTGCAAAACCAATATGTATCAGGATCAGTTATAGATCAAATTTGCACAGTAGCAAGAAACGCAAGCCTGCCAATAAAGATAGAAAATAATACTGTAACTATTTGGAGTAATACTGGTACGGCTGACAATGTAGTTATTGATATTGGTCCGACTACTGGACTTGTTGGCTATCCTTCATACTGGGAAACAGGTTTCATAGTGAAATCTGAATTTAAGCCAACTGTTACCAATGGAAGAATGATTAATTTAACTTCAGGCATTCCTAAAGCTAATGGATTATTTCCAATTATTCAATCAACCCATGAAATTAGTACTTTGACTCCTGACGGTCCTTGGTTCACTATTTCAAAATTAGCTCCCGGTCCTTATGTCCCAAGAAACTAGCCCTCCAATTCAAACGAATCACGTTGCCTCGGATGCTGCGTCTGAAGTAGGCAGAATGAATTTTATTATTCGAAGTGCATTGTCAGGTCTTAGAACTTCAATGCCAGTAAAGGTCATATCGGTAACTAATGCTGGCGATCTTTCTGCTATTGGTTATGTTGATGTTCAGCCCTTGGTAAGTGCCGTTGATGGAAACGGTATCGCATGGGCGCATGGAATTATTCATAATGTCCCTTATATGAGGATTCAAGGTGGATCAAATGGAATTATTCTTGACCCTGTGGCTGGTGATATTGGTCTTGCTTCTGTATGTGATAGAGACATTTCGACAGTAAAAAATACAGGTAAGGTTTCTGCACCGGGTTCTAATCGTAAAAATGATATGTCTGATATGGTGTATTTAATGACTATTATTGGAGCAGCTCCAACTCAATATGTTCAGTTTAATGGTGCTGGCATTACGATCCATTCACCTAACACAGTTGCAATAACAGCCCAAAATATTAACGCAACAGCTACGACTAAAGCTACAATAACAGCACCGAATGTTGAAGTCGATGCTTCAACAGCTTGCACAATTAATGCTCCATCTATTGTTTTAAATGGCGCAGTAAGTCAAGGTGCTGGCTCTTTTGGTGGCAATGCTACATTAGGTGGTTCATTGACTGTAACAGGCGATGTAACAGCTCAAGGAACAAGTTTACATACCCATAAACATAGTGGCGTAACAACAGGAAGCGGTCAAACAGGAGCACCAGTATGACAGTAATTCAAAACACATTATTACTAGATCAATCTGTTTGGGATTTAGTTTTAGATGTTAATGGCAACATTGCTTTAGCTGGAACTCCATATTCAATCGCTCAAGATGTTGCTTCAGCTATTAGAACATTTCTAGGTGAGTGCTGGTATGACACCAGTTTAGGACTTCCATATTGGCAGCAAATTTTAGGAGAGTTGCCTCCGTTGCAATATATAGCCGATCAAATGCAAGATCAAGCTAAAACTATTCCTAATGTTGTAGATTCAAAAGCAACTTTTACTTCTTTTAAAAATCGTTCACTTGCTGGACAAATTCAAATAATAGACACAGATGGAGCGATTAACAATGTCGCTTTTGGAGGATAAATGAGCACTAACGTACCAGTAATTACATGGGTAAATGGATCTCCCGTTTTACCTGCCGAGACAGATATTTTAGCTGGAGTTCAAGCAGACATTAATGCTGCTTTTGGTGGTGGCGTTAATCCTTCACTTCAAACCCCTCAAGGACAGATTGCTCAAAGTGAAACTGCAATCATTGGCGAAAAAAATAATGAAATTGCGTACATTGCCAACCAAGTCAATCCCACTTTTGCTTCAGGTATTTGGCAGGATGCTATTGGTGAAATTTATTTCATTTCTAGAATTCCGGGTGCAGGAACTTTAGTAAGTGCCACTTGTGTAGGCGCAGTAGGAACAGTTATTCCTGCTGGTTCAATAGCTCAAGATACAAGTGGGTATTTGTATTTTTCTACTGCCGATGCCACAATTCCATCAACAGGATCAGTAACCGTTCAATTCCAAAATCAAACCCAAGGTGCAATTTCTTGCGCTATTGGAGCATTAAGTATTATTTATACTGCCGTTGCTGGCTGGAATACAGTATCTAATCCTACTGCTGGTACTCTTGGGAATTTAGTAGAAAGTCGTGCAGCCTTTGAAGCTAGAAGATCAGCAAGCGTTGCAGGCAACTCTTTAAATTCAGTTCAATCTTTATTTGCTGCGGTTTCAGCAGTCCCGAATGTATTAAGTGTTTTTGTTGTTGATAACCCAGCAGGAACAGCCGTCAATTATGGAGCCACTTCTTATTCATTGGCTGCTCATTCTGTTTGTGTAAGTGTAACTGGAGGTACAGCAGCAGCCGTAGCACAAGCTATTTGGAGCAAGAAGCCACCGGGATGCAGTTATAACGGAAATACCTCTGTTACGGTATATGACACTAATTACGCAACCCCTGTCCCTTATACAGTCACTTATTTGACACCGACAGCAGTTCCAATTTATTTTAAAGTTCAAATTCAAAATAATACTTTTTTACCATCTAATATTGTTGCTCTGATACAAAATGCCGTTCTTGCATCATTTAATGGTCAAGATGGCGGTACGTCTGTGGAAATTGGCTCTACCTCTTATTCTGGTCGTTACTATGCAAATATTAATGCGATCAGCCCTTATGTAAATGTCATTGAGGTTTATTTAGGTACTTCAGCAAGCCCATCAACTTTATTGATTAGTATGGGTATTGACCAAGTGCCAACTCTTTCTACTGCAAACATTTCTGTGTTGCTGGTGTAATTATGCAAAACTGGGATCAAACACTTTTAAGTCAATATTGTGATTCACCAACAATAATGGGAATGCTGCAATCATTTAATGATGCAGTCGATCCTGCTTATGACTTAGCTCAGTTTTATGCAAACATTTGGAATGTAGCAACAGCAGTAGGAAACGGCTTAGATATTTGGGGGCAAATTGTTGGGTGTTCTAGATATTTGCAAATTGCAACAACTCCTTATTTAGGGTTTGATGAAGCCTACACAGCCCCTACTGCTGCAACAGGACCACAACCATTTAACCAAGATCCGTTTTATAACGGGGTAACAGCAACTACAACTTTTGCGTTAAGCGATACCCAATATCGTCAATTAATTATGGTTAAAGCTGCTGCAAATATTTCTGATCTCTCAACAAAATCAATTAACGCCTTATTGAGAGCAGAGTTTGGTACAAATAACGGAACAGACCCTTACGGTCCTGCTTACGTTCAAGATTTGGGTGGCATGGTATTTAATTATTATTTAGGGTTTCATCCGAACTCTACTCAAATTGCCATCATTCAAAATTCGGGAGTATTCCCAAGACCAGCAGGTGTTCAAGCGAACTTAGTTTACATTTAGGAAAAATTATGCAAAGCAGCAATATACCAACAAAGATTCCACTTCCTTTTGCTTACGCAGCAAGTAGCACTTATAAAAATACTATTCCGACTGCTTCTCAAATTGGCATAGTAAGTGGCAGAGCTTCACTTACCGATGGATTTCCTCCATTAACTTTTACACCTGTTACTGCTGGTGGCGTTCCCCCTTTTGGTGGGGATATGAATGGTATTTTGAATGAAATTACTGCTATTCAACAATGGCAAGAAGCTGGTGGGATGTTCCCATTTGACGCAGGTTTTGCTACAACGATTGGCGGCTATCCTAAAGGTGCAGTAATTCTAAGTTCTTCGTTTAATGGATTGTGGATAAGCACTATTGAAAACAATAGCAACAATCCTGATACAACTGGGACAGGTTGGGTTTCTTTTTCTTTTGAAGGCTTGCAATCAGTAGCAATGGCGACTTCAAGCGTCACTTTGACTCAGTTGCAGTCTGCTTATCCTATTATTAATATTACTGGCACATTGACTGCCAACAGCACTTTGACATTTCCTGCTCAAGTTGGAGAGTGGATTCTTGTAAATAATACAACTGGTGCTTTTACATTAACTGCTAAAACTGCTTCAGGTACAGGCGTAACTCTTACTCAGGCAGCTTCTACTTATGTTTACGGTGATGGTACAAACATGTATTTTGCCGACTCTGCAAAAGTGGCAAGTTTTAATGGAAGAACTGGAACAGTTACATTAACTGCAACAGACGTAACCAATGCACTTGGGTATGTACCTCCTACACCTACTGGTGGAGGTGCTTCTGGTACTTGGAACATTAATATTTCTGGCAATTCTGCAACAACAAGTCAGACTAATTTTACTAATTTAACTATTGGTGGATCTCAAGTTATTGATGCAGCCAATTATTTAACATACTCTCCTTCCTTAACTGGTAATGGAGCTTCTGGTACTTGGAACATTAATATTACTGGAAATGCTAATACTGTTACTTATCCATTCCCTTCAGGAACTCGATTGGTATTTAGCCAATCTGCTGCTCCTACTGGCTGGACCCAAGATGTTTCTGATACAGCGAACAATCGTATGATGCGTGTTGTTGCAAGCGCAGGAAATGGCGTAGGCGGTTCTTATGATCCAACAGTAATGAACGTAGTGCCAAGTCATACCCACTCATTCGCTACTGGAAACGAAAACGCATATCATACCCACTATGATTCAGGGCACAGTCACCGACCTGCTGCTGGCACACAATTCGTGGTCAACCCTAACTGGGATGGTGCTGGTGGCAACTTGGCTACTGGAGGTCTTAATGCTAGTTATGATGGTGGCACAACAACTGCTAGTAGTTACGCAAATTTAGGTTCACAATCCGTATTCCATCAACACTCAGGTTCAACAGATAACGGATCAAGTCAAACAAATTGGACTCCTAGGTATGTTAACTTAATCATTTGTCAGAAAAACTAAGGAATGAAAATGGAAAAATTAATAACTGGCTACCAATATAATGAAGATGGTTTTTTTATTGGAATTTACAAATTTCATAAAAATTTAGACAAAGATGAAATACATTTGCCTCATAATACTACTTTGACCCCAATTCCTGAAGGTTTGGAAGATGGTCAAGTAGTTAAATGGGATGGAAGAAAATGGAAATAAAAACAGTATTAACTTGCCCTTTAGGTAGTCAATGCGAAACCATAAAAGATGAAGCAATTCATCGTTGTGCTTGGTATCAAACATTTGCAGGGACTAATCCTAGTACAGGTGAAGTGGTTGATGAAAAAGGATGTGCTATGGCTTGGCTTCCAATTCTTCTAATAGAAAATTCAAAACAGCAATTAAGTACTGGTGCTGCCGTAGAGTCATTTAGAAATGAGATGGTTAAAGCTAATGAAACTAGTCAACAAATATTAATTGCAACTGCTTTACACAAGTCTGATCTTCCAAATATTTCGTATATTTCAGAAACCTAATACAATAAGATTTTAAAAAGGAAAAATTATGTCTATTACTCTTAACTTAGAAATTGCCGAAGTTGAAGCTGTTGTTGCTGGTTTGAGAAAATTGCCAATGGAATTAATAGAAGAAACTGTTAATAAAATTAAAATTCAAGCAATTCCTCAGATACAAGAACAACAGGCTGCTGCAAAAGCAATTTCAGAACACGCTGCCGATGAAGCAGCTCCTACTTAATAGGTGATTCATGGATCAGTCTTCTTTAAATTGGTTTTTCGGATTAATTAACCTTAGTATAGGAGTCCTCATGAAAATGATGTGGGACTCTTATAAATCCTTAAAAGAGACTGATAAAGAATTAGCCGACAAAGTAAGCAACATTGAAGTGTTAGTGGCTGGGCAATATGTCAAACGAGAAGATTTTGCTCAAGTCACTAACCAAATATTTACAAAGCTAGACAAAATACTTGATAAACTTGATCAGAAAGTTGATAAATAATGTTTAAGCAAATAGCGGCACTTCTCCGCAAAAAGCCTGTTGAACCAGCCAGCATTACAGGATTGACCCAACCAGACTTTCCAGTAAAGAAAAAGATCGTAGTTAAAAAAGCTACTACAAGAAAAGTTACTGTTAAGCCAAAAGTTGCAGCTAAAAAAGTTGCAGTAAAAAAATCTGTTAAAAAATGAAACAAGCGCATAAATCAAAGACGATGTGGTTTGGTCTATTGGTCATGTGCCTTGGCTTTATTTATTCCAATTTTTCCGTTCTTCAAGACATCATCGATCCAAAAAATTACGGATGGTGGCTTATGGGAATAGGACTTATTGTTCAAATCTTAAGATATTTAACCAATAAGCCAATCGAATGATTCCTAAATTTGCAATCACTACATGGGTAATTATTTGTCTGATTATTATTTCTTTACTAGCAATAATGTACGGAAGATATGAACACAATAATTATGTGGCATTTAAAACAAAAACTGAAGCCGTTGCAACAACTCAAGAAATTAAAAATGAGTCTATTGTTAAACAACAAGCATTAGTCACTAAAGGAATTACCAATGAATATGAAGCTAAGTTGGCTGCTCTTAAGTCTTATTATGGTGGGTTGCACAACTCCAGTAGCGGTTCAATGCCCTCCATTTCCAACCCCTCCAGCGGAGTTAATGAAAGCACCTCCGACCAGTTACTTGCTTGCGCCAATACAACGCAGCAATTAGTATCACTACAAGACTGGATTAACGAACAAGTAAATATCAAATGACTAACAATGAGCAAGCATTTCTAAAGACAATAGGATTTTCTGAAATAGGTAGAGACTTACTTGCTCATTCTGACAATGGATATAACGTCTTATATGGTGGCGGTTTATTTGAAGGGTACGCAGATCACCCTAGAAAATCAATTAAAGCTAACAACATAACTTCTACTGCTGCTGGAAAATATCAAATACTCTCTCATATTTTTGACTATTACAAAGCAAGTCTTCAGCTTCCCGATTTTTCTCCTGCATCACAAGATAAAATTGCTTTACAACTTATTAAAGAAGTTCATGCTCTTGACCTTATAAACAATGGTCAATTTGAGCAAGCAATTATTCGTTGTAGCTCTCGCTGGGCTTCATTCCCCGGAAGTAAATACAGGCAGCACACAAACAATATGGCTTATTTAGAGGCTTTCTATGAAAATGTTGGCGGTACTTTATCTTGAGTGATATTTTTGATGATGCTTCTGAAACAGAGCAATTACATAGAGAACTAGCAATTCGAGTCGCTAGAGAATACAAAAGAGTTCCCCATTCAGGGCATTGCTTATCTTGCAATGAAATTGTTGCAAGAGGAAGATTTTGCAACGCTGAGTGTAGAGAAGACTGGGAATTAGAACAAAAAATTAAACGAATAACAGGCAGATAAAACTTGTATGTCTAAAACATTATCTGATGAAGATTTCATTAAATTATGGAATAAATTAGGCTCTCCTGCTTTAATTGGTAATGAATTGGAAATGGCTCCTAGTAGCGTTATGCGAAGAAGGGCAAGTATTGAAAGTCGCTTAAAAATTAAGCTGCCAACTTTTAACTCTCAAAGAAAAAAAAGAAAAGAAAAACCCAAAAAAGTAGAACTTGCTGCTCACAATGTTCGTAGAGGCATTGATATTGATAAAGTAAAAAGAGTCATAGTATTTTCAGATGCTCACTTTACTGATTCAACCACAACAGCTTTTAAAGCATTGTTATTAATGATTGACACTTTTAAACCTGAAGTCATTATTTGTAATGGTGATGCCTTTGATGGTCAAGTTCTTAGCAGATTTCCCTCAATCAATTATGATGCCAAGCCAAGCGTTTTAGAGGAGCTTAGGTACTGCCGTGAGCATTTAGACGAGATCGTGGCTCACAGACCTGCTGGATGCCGTTTAATATGGACTCTTGGCAACCATGATATGCGGTATGAATCTTGGCTAGTTAATAAAGTACCTGAATATAGTGGAGTAGATGGCTTTTCTCTTAAGTACCATTTTCCTGAGTGGGAAACTTGTTGGAGCTTTTGGATTGGCGAGGAAACAATAGTAAAGCATAGACTTCGTGGGGGTCGTACTGCTGGGTACGCAAATTTACTTGCAGCAGGGAACACGAATATTATTACTGGTCATACTCATGTACTAGCAGTACAACCAATTTCAAACTATCAAGGTCACTTTTTTGGCGTTCAAACTGGATGCCTTGCTGACCCAATGTCCCCCACTTTTGAATACTGTGAAGATAGCCCTAAAGATTGGCGTTCAGGATTCGTTATGCTTTCATTCGATCAAGGAAGAATGTTAATGCCTGAAATGATTATGGTCACCGATGAAGAAAATGGTGAATTTGATTTCAGAGGCTGCATTAATCAAGTTTAAAAGATTCCAATTTAGCGACTTCATCTTGAAGATACCAAATAGCTTTGTTAAGGTCTTGAATCTTTCCACCTTTTAGCCCAGCTCTCCAAACATATTTCATGGCGTTGCCAAGATTGAAATTCATGTGTCTAGTAATTTCAATACATTCAATTCCTGAAGGGTGGCTAGTGTAGTGTTTTGGATTATTTACTGGATCGTGTTCAGTCATAAGAAACTCGAAATTCTAGGTGAAAAGGAAAAAGTAGCATGATAAGGGGTTTTGGCTCCAACCGTTAATGCACGAACATTCCAGCCAAGATTAATATAGATACACTTAGAAGTATTAAAAATTTGCCATATCCACACAAATTGAAATAACCCTCCAGCATTAACTAAAACCCAACCAGATACTGCTCTTGATCCATCTGTAACAGCATTATTTCCTTTAATGGTAAATGTTGCATCATTAAGAATTTTCTCTGCAAAACAAGGAAGTGGATTACGAATTAACCATTTGACCATTGCTAAATAACTTAAACCATTGATGGCTTGAAATGTTGAATCTCCCCACAATGAGTTATCCCAAGTTTGGAACCAATTTAACCAATTAGGCAATCTTGGACCAAATCCAAAACTTGATCCATTGTCGGTGTATCCGTAAACAGTAGAAGCAAAGAATGGCAGGATTGGAGATAAAATTAAAGCAACCAAAGTAAATAAAATTTCTAATGGCAATAATAGTGCATAAATTATGTAAATCATTAGTCGTAGTTTCCTTTAAATGTTAAAACAGGCTTGCTTAGAGCTTCTTCCATCAAACTTAAATACGCCCACAAATCTTCGATAGTCTTCCCAGATAGAGGGGCGGTAACATGTCCCATTGGCTTGCCCATTGTGTCGTAAAACACTTCTTTGACCTCTAAAGCTGTATCGTCAAAGTTATCTTCATTTTGAATTAAAACTACACGCAAATTCCAAATCATTTATAGCTCCAAAGTTTTTCTAAAAAAAATGGCTTTTTCTTCTTTTGATAGTTTTAAATCAATCATTCCAGCAAAAGGAATAGGCTCTAATTCTTTTAAATTTTTATCAAAAATAGAGTCCCAGTTATCCCTATATTGTTCTGTGACAGGTTTTTGGCTTTCGTTTGTCATGCTATGCCAAATAATCTAAATCCGATACGGATAGCAAACATTAAGAATATGGCAGAAATCATAGTCATTGCCAGCATTACTTTATCACTCCAATCCATGATGTTCCACTCGAATATCCATTTTAAATAACATTGCTTGAACAACCATGTCTAAATCTATTAAAGCCATAATGAGGTTGTCTTTACCATTCATTTCAGGATTGGCATTAATTTGCTCAATTTTGCTTAATAGTTTTCGTGCAGTTATCAGGCTATCTGATATTTCATTCATCTTTTACCTTTTAGTATTTTGCTAGTTCTTGCGTCAGATAGTAATGGTAACGGAACATCAAGTCTTTTAACAAAATTATCTTTGTGACAAACCCATTTATTTCCCATCGATGCAATTTTTTCTTTAGATTTTTCAAGCCAATAAGCAGGCAAGCAATCATAAATAACCCCAGCTTTACCCCTAGCAACTAGCTGGGCGATTAAATTTTTATCATTAGCATTCATTGTTGGTTTCCTTTTTTATTTCGATTGAAAATAATTTTCTACTTCAATACAACTCATAACAGTTTTTGTATATACAGAAGTTAATCCTTCTTTTGTGTATAAGATTCCATCTCTGCAAACAACTGAAGGGTAAGTAATGCACCCAGCAAACAATAAAGGAAATATTAAAATAATAACTTTCATTTCTCTTGTGCCTTTCTTAATGCAACTTTGATTAAATTCCTATCCATTGCATGAGTTCTTGGATATGGAGCCATATCAATAATTTCATCTATTTCCTCATCTGTTAGGTCTGCTGGATGGAATTCCAAATACTTAATTTGCTCGTTAGCGTGGTATAGCGATGACTTTAGTCTGTCATTTAATGCCGACATTTCGTTGTATTGACGCTTCCAATAAGTAGCGTTTTTTACTGGTTCACCTCCATCATTTAATTCCTGTGCTGGATGAGTGTAGAGTGGGATAGCACCTTCTATTTGTACTGACGAAACCACTCTATCTGTAAGCATCCACGCTACTGGTTCATTATTCATTTAACAAACTCCTGTAATTCAGCTTTCCCATAAAGTTCTTCCATCATTGGCTTAAACATAGAAGTTCCTTCGTAATCACTTTTTATGTAGCTTGCGCACAATTCTTTTACACGCTCTATTTCAGCTTGTTGCTTGCGTAGCATGGTGGCGGCTTCATCTGCAATATCGGTAATGCAATCAAAATCAGCGTATGGATAACCACTTTTATCCACTAATACAACTTCTGCATACACATCAAATTCTTGCAATTTATCAGCTAGTTCATTTGCGTTCATTTTTTATTTTAATAATGATGTAACAGAATTAATATTTACACTTAAACGACCACCTTTATTCCAATTTACAAAATAAAATGGATATTTATATTCGTAGCAGCCATCTACAATTTTATTTCCTAATGAGTCTGTACTGTAAACATAATAATTATTAGGGATAGGTTGTTGGCTTTGAACATATACACATTGGCTATAAGTAAAGAACATATTTCCACCTAATTTGTTTTGTGTGTAAGCCAGTTCATTATCTGCATGGGCTAAAGTAGCGGAGCATAACATTAATGTTAGTAATAATTTATTCATAATTTCCTCAAAATGATTCAGTTAAATCTATATATTGAAATTTTGTAATTGGCACATCATAAAAATATTCTTCTCGTTTTACCGATCTATTTGGAACTTCTATTAATAAGGCAGCTTTAACGTCTTCAGCTTTGCACCAATAAGCATTTTTAAAATCTCTTGTAACTACAAATATCAAAGTCAAAAGCTCATTTAAAAATAACTTTTCTTTCCTTTGGGCAATATGAATTGTCTTGTATGGACATTCTTTAGTTCCCCAGTCTCTTTTTTCGACTTCAATATATCCACAAATATCTCCTTTTTTATACACAATTAAATCAACTGCATACTTATTAGGATTTTCTATGCAAGTCAGCCCCCATTTCATAGAAACCCAACTTGCTACTGCTTTTCTAGCTGGTGGGTCGCATAAATCGTGCAATTCTTGGCTAAAAGGTTTGTACGCCATTATTTAAAAAGATATAAAGGCGATCCAAGCATTCCCCAAGAAATAAGAAATCCAAAGACCAATCCCAAAACAACTACTCCTACTACATCAATGATTTTTTTCATTTTTAATTCCTTTCATTGCTTGCAAATTATTAACATACGCTAATGCTTGATCTGCATTGCTGAATTCATACTGAGATCCAACTGGATATTCATTGCCGTCACTTTGAACAGCAATCCAAGCACCCGGTACAGTTGCACGAATTCTTGCGTTGTAACGCTCAGGCTGGAGATAGATTTCTACGATATTCATTTTTAATTCCTTTCGTGAATTAGTTGTATTTAGTAATAAAAGGCTGCGTACCACCTATTGCAACTGCAACAACACCTTTTTCATAAAAAGCCATTATTGTTGGTGCATGATCTGAATGAGCAATACGAATTAACTTTCCTAATTCTTTGCCAGCTTTTTTTACAATATTAATTTCTTTTTTCATTTTGGATTCCCTTTCGTGTTTGTCCATAAGGTCTATTATCCACATGAATAATACTCTTACAACACTTTTTTATATTATTTTTATGAGGAAAACCCTCATATAAGGGGTGGGGTCTTGACCCACGAAAGGATCGGCATTGCACCGAAAGATGGATTTTGAGGACATCACCCTCGATCAAGACCCCGTAGATTGTGGACTACTTACAGTTTCTGCTTTCATCCGTAAAGCTATACTACATCAAAATGGAATATCGTCAATTCCGTTTGTTCCAGCACCTTGATTAGTTGACTGGTTTCCGGCTCCAGCTTGCTTAGGTTTTGGTTCAAAAAATGAAATCCAACCATCAAAACCTACTGGAATAGCATCCATTTTCATTGATAAGCCATTGGCTGTTTCAAATACTGCGCCAACTTTAACCCAATTTGGCTTTTCTTCTCCATTTTGATTTTTATATGTTCCAACTCTTGCTTTAGCTTCGTATTTCAATGCCATGATGTTTCCTTATTTGATTTGTAATGAACTGCTTTGGGTTAGTTTTGCGCCTTCAACAACAACGCCAGCTTTTAAATCATCTTTAAGACGATTCTTGTTTAAAGATGGTGGAGGTGGCTCAGGAATGTCGAAATACTCATCTGGGATCATATCTTGATTAAGAACCTCAACTGCTGAAGGATTCTTGCGAATTCCCAACGAAAAGTAAGGACAGTCAATTTTGGTAATGCCGGTACGCAACATATTATCAAGCAAATACTGTCGCATCCGATTAGATTTAGCCTCTAAAGCCTTTCTGCGTTCTGCCATCTGTTTCTCGGCAGCTTTGATAGCATCAGCATTAGCTTCCAAATTTCGAATAAACATCGCAACATTGGTAGCTTTAACTTCCAATTCTCCTGAAAGACTTTCTAGCGTATCCGCAAAAGTTTGATCATTAATCTCCATATCCTGCAATTTTTGTAAATCTTGCAAATACTGATCGGCAATGGTGTAAAGGGTTAAATTAGTCATGATTAAAGTCCTAACGCAGTTTTACGAGCATCTTTTAACGTGGTAAAAATGTCGATATTTTTAGTATCGCCTTGACCCTGTGCCAAACGATACGCAGCCGTAAATGCTTTTTCTAATTCTTCTTTGGTATTGGCATCGTTAATGGCAACAGTAAAATTAGTAACTTGATTGTCGTTTAATGGAGTTTTTGTAATTCTTGGAGCAACTTCAAGTGTATGAGCATCTGCATCGTTGTCACCCTCAGTAGGAATGGCAAACGCCTGAAGTGCAGCATACTTGTAAGCAGCAGACATGGCTTTATTGGTAGCCTTGTCGGAAGTATCCATAGCCTCGCCAAAAGTCTTAACTGTGTGTTTGCTTCCATCTACGGCAGCAACAAAGTCAAATTCAACCTCAACAGTTACATAAAAAATAGCCCCACCTGCTTTGGTTTGACGTTCAATGCACTCCCTAGACAACACCCTAGGAAGTATGCAAAGACCATGCTGTGCAAGCAAAGGGCTAACAGTATTAAAAATATCGTCAATTCCTCTAAATTTATAGCTTGCACCTTGTTGATTAGTGCGACTTTTAGTAATTCCTATTTTTGCCAATTCAGACTGAACGGCATTAATTGCTTGATAAACTTTCATCATATTTCCTTTTCGTGGTTTAAAGATTATTAATTACTTCACGTTCACTACGGTTTTCCCAGTAAGTAAACAAAACAGCAGAAAGAACAACACCAACAGCGTGAGTATCACCTTTAGTGAGTAATGTTGCCAGCGTTTCCAAACTTTGCACTAAAGCATCATCAGATATGGCTTCTGAAATATTTTCAGCCGTATATGGGTTGTTTTTGTTTTTAAGTTTATAGTCAATACGCTCCTGAATTTCATCAGCTTCGTTATTATCTTGAGGTTGGTAGTATCTATCTTCATTCATTTTATTTTTCCTTTCGTGTTGGAATCAGCATTGTTTAACTGATAAAGACTATTATCCATACTTTTAAAACTATGACAACAGCTATTTTTGAATTTCCTTTGGCACCAACAATCAATAGCTACTATGGGCTTCATGGACATAGAAGATATATGACTGAGAAAGGTAAACAGTTTAAAAAAGAAGTAGCTCATATAGTGAGCCAGCAAGAAATAAAATTCGGGAAATCCCTAGTTGCCATGACAATAACTATTCATTTCCGAGATCGAAGAATTCAAGATTTATCAAATAGAATTAAAGCCCTTGAAGATGCAATGGTTCAAGCTGGACTTATGGATGACGATTCCCAAATTAAAGAAATTCATATTTATGAAGGGGAAATTGTTAAAGGTGGCAAGATGAATGTTCAAATATCTTTGTTGTCCTGAATAATAGTTACATCTACAATCAATTCCTTCACACGAAAGGATTTTTATGTATCAACAATACGAATACCTAAAACAACAATGGGCTTCAACTCATCCTGAAGCTACTCCTGCACAATATCAAAAAGCCATTCAACAAATTGCAAGAAAGCTAGGAATTTAATGCACTATTACAAAAGGAATCTTGGTGATTACGCCAAGAAAGCTGGCAGGTTGACCATGCTTCAACACGGAGCGTACACGCTTTTGATCGATGCGTGCTATGACCGTGAAGTGTTCCCTACTTTGGATGATGCAATCGAATGGACGTGGGCTTCAACTCAAGAGGAGATAGATGCCGTTAAATTCGTGCTCAGTAGGTTTTTTCATCTTGATTCTGAGGGTCAATATGTTCAAGATCGAATTCTTCAAGAATTACTTGAATACCACTCTAAGGCAGACAAAAATAAGCAAATTGCCATCGAAAGAGAAACGAAGCGTAGAGAAAATGGAACGAAACGTACACGAATCGTGCACGAATCGCCACCTAACCAAGAACCAAGAACCAAGAACCAAGAACCAATTAAATACTCTGATGAGTTTGAATCTTTTTGGAAGGCTTATGACAAACCGATTGGTAAAATCAATTCATTCAAAATTTGGAAGTCGTTAAATCTGGCTGGTGATGTTGTTGAGATTGTTTTGAAAAAAGCAAAACATCATTCAATCAATACTGATCGACAATTCAGGAAAGACCCTGAACGCTGGCTTAAGGGCAAGCACTGGGAAGATGGTGGAAACCTTCCTGCACAATCTGAAAGCCCAAAATTTATATGATTGGTCATCAAAATTTAAGTTGTTGTGATTCTATTATTTTTATCGTAGGATCAAGCCCTTCATGGTTTGATGGTGAGAATCAAGGAAATATCGGATTGGTATATACCCAAAAATCTCGCCCTAAATCAAATGATGCAAATTTTGTAAGGGGTAAGTCGGTTCAAGTAATTCATGGGGAAAATGCAAGTGATGAATTATTTTGCAAGTGGCTGGCTGAAATAATAAAAACTAATCCAAAGACGGTAATCGCAATGGATAGCGAAAAGGAAATTTTTGTATGTTGATGACTGAAAATATTAATTTTGATGAATATGCTGAAACTGAGAATATTCGCAATATGGTGCGAGAGAAGTCTGAATTCATTGATGAGATGAATCATTATTTCGATACAAGAGATAACGGGATCGATGGGAATAAATTGCCTTGGAATAAATGCGATCAAATGGTTGGATTACGCCATTCTGAAGTAAGTGTGTGGGCTGGCGAGAATGGTTCCGGCAAGTCTTTGATTCTTGGTCAGCTAAAACTGGGATTGCTTGCACAAGGTAAAAAGGTGCTTACAGCCTCGTTAGAGATGAAGCCTTACATTACCCTTGCTCGTATGGCAAGACAGGCTACCGATACCGCTATTCCTTCAAGAAGTGATGTTCAAAAGTTTTGTGACTGGAGATTGGATCAGGGATATATTTTTGACCATGTAGGAAGTTTATCTCCTTGGCAGGTAGTCGCACTTTGCAGATATGCCGCAAAAGAATTAGGTGTTGAACATATTATTATTGATTCGATGATGAAATGTATTAGAGGTGAAGATGATTACAACGGTCAAAAGGATTTTGTAGATCAATTATGTAATGTTGCAAAAGAAACAAAATTACATATTCATTTAGTCCACCATGTACGCAAAAGTGGTGAAAGCGACAAAATTGCTGAAAAGAAAGATATTAAGGGTTCAGGAGTTATTACTGACCTTGTGGACAATGTTTTCTTGGTTTCTCGTAATCGCAAAAAAGAACGTGATACTGAAATGCAAAATGGATGCCAAGACAACAGCCAGCCAGATACATTTTTAATATGTGCAAAACAAAGAAATGGGGAATGGGAAGGAACTTTGGGCTTGTGGTTTGATCGACATAGCCACCAGTTCGTAGAGGCTGCTGGACTACCCTCAATTCCTTATTTGAATCTATGAGGGTTTTCCTCATAAAAATAATAGTTAAACTTGTTGTCTAGTATTATTTTCTGCTGATAATAGACCTATCCACTCACGAAAGGTAGATAAAAATGAGCTTCGAATTAACAGATGAAACTATTGATGTTCGAGATATTATTGAGCGTTTTGAAGAATTAGAAACAGAGATTGAAAATGCTGAAGAAGAAAAAGATGATTCCTCAGTTGAAGAATTAAAGGTTTTGACGGAAATTCTTGAGGAATTAAAGGGTAATGGAGGGGATGAGAAATGGCGTGGAGATTGGTACCCCATTACTTTAATTGCAGATAGATTTTTTACAGAATATTGCCAAGAATTATTAGAAGATTGTGGAACAATTCCAAGAGATTTACCCTCTTTTATCAAAATTGACTGGAAAGGTACTGCCAGCAACATGCAAGATGATTATTCAAGTATTGAAATAAATGATGAAGATTTTTGGTATCGCTAAATTTCTATGATATTATTTCCCCTGTTTAATACACAGGGGATTTTTTAATGGAAAAGAAGCCAAAAGTTAATGCAGTTACAAAAGTTCGAGCCAATTTTGGTTTGTCGAGTCAACCTTTATTACTTAGTCAAATTCAAGACTCAACAGGGCTAAAAGCTACTGAAGTATCAATGGCACTTTCTTATTTATTAAAAAGAAGTGAACTTACAAGAGAATTAATTGCCAACCCAGCAGGAAAAGGCAGAGCTTTTATCTGGTCTTATTCATATATTGGAAAGGCTGTTAATGTCTGAAATCCATATTGAAATGATTGAAGTTGAATCTTTGATTCCTTATGTAAACAATGCTCGAACTCATAGTGATGAACAAATTGCTAAAATTGCAGCATCGATTAGAGAATTTGGATTTGCTGACCCTGTTGAGATAGATGAAGCCAATATGTTGCTGGCAGGGCATGGTCGGGTTATGGCGGCTAGAAAATTAGGTTTAAAAGAAATTCCAGCAGTAAGGCATGAAGGCTTAAGCGAAACGCAAAAAAAGGCTTACATTCTGGCAAACAATAAACTTGCTCTTGATGCTGGCTGGGATTTAGAGTTATTGGATTTAGAGCTTGAAGAATTAAAAGACCTTGATTTTGATTTAGATTTAACTGGTTTTGATGATGAAGACATTGATTCATTGCAAACTGAAATCGAAGAATTGAACGAAGAACCAAAAGAAAAAGAATCGATCCTTGATAAGCTGGACATCTGCATTGATGAGCCACGAACAAAAGTAGAAAAAGGAGATCGTTATCAACTTGGCAAACACATTTTAATTTGCGCTGATGTTATTGCAGATTGGAGTTCTTGGGTTGATGAACTTAAAGATGAAGGAACCTTGTTTATTCCTTATGCTGGTATATACGCTGCTCTTGCCAAGAAAGCAGAACAACATAGATTAGTCATAGTTCAGCCAGATACTTATATTGCATCTTTAATTGTGGATCGTTACCTTGATGTATATGGAGCAGATTCAGTTCTGAAACAACAATGAATCATACAGGTGGGAATTGGGACCCAAACGAAAAGAATGTTTATTTCTTAGCTACTTCACCTGCATACTTTAAAGCCAATGAAGTAGAAAAGTTCTACGATCATATTCTTTGCGCTGTGAATGAAATTAAAAACGCTGATGATGAGCAATACATTCTTGATTGCGTAAATCAAGGGAAAAAACTATTTATTGACTCAGGGGTTTTTAACTTAACAAACCAGCACGCTAGAAATAATAATATGACAATGGATCAAGTGCTGGCAATGGCACCTGATGAGTTAGATGGTTTTGATGCTCTTTTTGATAAGTACACTCGAATTGTTAAAGAGATTGGTGAAAAGGCTTGGGGATATATTGAAATCGACCAAGGAGGCATGCACAATAAAATCAAAACTAGAGAACGATTACATGGTCTTGGATTCAACCCTATTCCCGTATATCATCCTTTAGTTGATGGTTGGGATTACTTTGATTATTTGGCTGAACGATATGATCGTATTTGTCTTGGAAATATTGTTCAAGCTCAAAACGAAACTCGCAAGCGCATATTAGCAACAATGTGGGAACGTAAGCGTAAGTACCCTAACCTTTGGATTCATTGTTTGGGACTTACCCCTAATGAGCATTGTTTGGCTTTTCCATTAAGCTCAGGAGATTCTTCTTCTTGGGTATCAACTGTTCGTTGGATGAGCATGTCCACAAGAGCTTGTTTAAAGGCTTGGGATGCAGTAGATGAAAAAGTATTCCGTTATGACTTAAACAACCCAGATAAAGGGTATAAGAAAACGGTTCAAATGTCGGCTGCAAATTGTGCTGCTGATCTTATTAATTGGAGACAATACATCTCTGATGTTGAAAATAACCTTGATTGTGATTACAGGATGCCATTATGAAACATTCTATTTTTGTAAAGTTTGCAGTGGATGGATTCCATTACTGGCATGATGCACCAGAAGGAAGGAAGTACCTTTCTAACAACCATCGTCATCTATTTCATGTAGATATTCGGACTTATGTAGAGCATGATGATAGAGAAATAGAATTCCATGATTTACTTGATTTTGCTAAATCTCAATTTCCCGGTGGTCACATGGGGGGAATGTCTTGTGAGATGATGGCTTCCAAGTTGGGTGTTAAACTAGCAGAACGATTTAAAAGAACATTCCTTGTAGAAGTATCTGAAGATGGGGAATGTGGAGCAAGTATTATTATTGAACACAAAGGCAATGATGAGCATAACAACCAAAATTAAAGAACGAATTAAGGCTGCTGGTAAGACTTTCTTTGCCAATGATAATATTTCTGACTTCCTTGAGCCAAACGATCTAGAAGCTATCCAAGCCGAAGTTCAAGTTCAGATGCAGGGAGTATTAGAAAGTTTAATTATTGATACTGAGAACGACCACAATACGCAGGAAACTGCTAAAAGAGTGGCTAAGATGTTTGTTCAAGAAGTATTTAAAGGTCGCTATGATCCAATGCCTAAAGTTACGGACTTCCCTAATGCTAAACACCTTGATGAAATTTATACAATCGGTCCTATCACCGTTAGAAGTGCTTGCTCGCATCATCTTGTTCCTATTACTGGGCGTTGTTGGATTGGCATACTTCCTTCTGATCGAGTTATCGGTATTAGTAAGTTTGTTCGTCTTACAAATTGGGTTATGGGTCGCCCTCAAATTCAAGAGGAAGCCACAATCCAACTTGCAGACATCATTGAAGAAAAAATAAAGCCTAAAGGTATTGCTGTTGTAGTAGAGGCTACTCATCAATGTATGACTTGGCGTGGAGTGCGTGAGCATGATACAAAAATGACTACTTCTGTTATGCGTGGGTTCTTTAGGGACAACTCAGATGCAAGAGCAGAGTTTTTCAGGTTAATTAAATGACATTTCGCAGCACTAAGACTTATGGGCACGACTTAGGTTTTAGTTGTGCTTTTCGTCAATGGAAAGCCGAATCTCATTGCCGCTTTGTTCACGGGTACGCCTTGGCGTTTCGATTTGAATTTGAGGCTGATGAACTTGATGTTCGTAACTGGGTAGTAGATTTTGGGGGACTTAAAGACCTCAAAGCTATGCTTGAAGATACTTTTGATCATAAGCTGGTGGCCGCTTCAGATGATCCCCATATTGAATACTTCCGACAAGGGCATAAATTAGGCGTTCTAGACCTTGTTGAAGTTGATGCAGGGGGTTGTGAGAAGTTTGCCGAATTGGTCTATGAGTGCGCTGAACAATGGCTTGCTGACGCTGGTTTTGCTCCTAGATGTAGCTTGGTGTCAGTAGAAGTTAAAGAACATGGTGCTAATTCAGCTATTTATTCAAAATGAATATAAGATATATTTCTTGGGATGAGTTCGATGAAGCTCTTGATAAGTTTCCTATTCCTGTATGCGATAGTTTTTATCCTATCCCTAGAGGGGGAATGGTACTTGCCGTTGCTCTTTCTCACCGTTTTAATAAACCGATAGTTCACCTGCCAACAAAGATGTCTATTATTGTTGATGACATTGCCGATAGCGGCAAGACATTGCAAAAAGTTAGACTTAAATATCCATACCCTGCTTATGTATTGGCTCGTAGATATACTTGCAAGCAAAATGCTATTACTACGGCACTCGAAATTTCTAATGATGATTGGCTAGTATTTCCTTGGGAAAACAAACAAAAGGCAAAAGAAGATTATGAATCATACATATCCCGTAAATGAAGTTTTCGAATCAATTCAAGGTGAAGCTACATTTACTGGTACGCCTTCTGTTTTTATAAGACTTCAAGGCTGCCCCGTTGGGTGTCATTGGTGCGATACAAAGCACACTTGGGAAACTAGCGCAAAAGTTATTCCAATCGTAAGCATGTTGAAAAAAGTACAAGATGAAGAATCGGCTGCAACTATGTCTGTCGCTGACATTCTAGATATGTTAAAGTCTTTTCATGCTCAACATATCGTCTTGACAGGGGGAGAACCTTGTCTATACGATTTGATTCCGTTGACTAATGCCTTGATAGATAAGGGCTATTCAGTTCAAATTGAAACAAGCGGAACTTCTGATATTAAATGCAACCCTCAAACATTTATTACAGTCAGTCCTAAACTTGATATGGCTGGAGGCTTAGAAGTATTGCATGGCAACTACTTACTAGCAGATGAAATTAAATACCCAGTAGGTAAGTTAGCTGATGTAGAAAAGCTAAAAGAAAGAGTATTGCCTTACGCTGGAAAAAATCCTAGCGTCTGGCTTCAACCTTTAAGCCAAAACCAAAAGTCCACAAATATCTGTATAGAGCAAGCAACTTTAAACGGATGGAAAATTTCCATTCAGACTCATAAGTTTTTAGGAGTTCGGTAGTATAATAGTGTTTAACCCCACGAAAGGATAAAGCATGAATGATGACCCAAGCAAAGTAATAGAATTTTTACTTAAAAATGCTGGCATATATGCAAAAGCAAAATCAGAACGAATTTACCTTGAAGAATTTAGAAAGTCTAAAAAGTCTTTGTTAATGCAACAAGCTCAAATAAGCGGTGTAGAAACATCGGCAGCTCAAGAGAGGGATGCTTATGCCAACTTAGAGTACAGAGAGCTTCTAATGGGCTTAAAACAAGCTGTTGAGGTAGAAGAAAAGCTCAAGTGGCAACTCATTGCTGCTCAAATGAAAATAGATGTATGGAGAACTAATCAAGCGAACAATCGTTTCATTGATAAAGCTAATACTTAATGGCAACTAAAAAGGAAAAACAACACTATGATAAGCTGGCACGAATGGGCTGCATCTTATGTATCAGACTCGGATATGGCGAAGAAACACCCTCAGAAATACATCACATTAGACGAACTTCTAAAAGAAGTAATGCCCCTGTTATCCCACTATGCCCCGAACACCATCGAGGAAATTCCGGTATTCACGGACTTGGTCGCAAAGCCTTTGAGAAGCTATATGACCTCACCGAATTCGATTTGTTGGATTTCGTCAATGAAAGAATTGCATGAAGCAGCTTGATCGTTTATCCTCTTGGGAATCGTTCAGTTAATTCCTTTTTCTGAAGCTGGATAAACGTAACCAGCCCCCAAAAGGGCTGTAATATATTACGAGTTAAGATACAATCATCGTGAACAAAAAAAGGAATCTTATTCACAATGGCAACTCCAGCTATACCAAACGACACTAAAGAGTTAATCCTTGCCGACTTCAAGACAGGGGACTTTACTCAAAGACATCTTTCTCAGAAATACAAATTAAGCCTAGGTGCAATTAATAAACTGACTAAGGGATTGGAAAAATCCACAGAACACATTGTGAACAAAATTGTTGAGGCAAAACAAGAACTTAGCCAATTAGATGAACACACCGTGAACGCTGTGAACGCAGTAGTCGATACTAAAGTCAAGTGGTTAGAGTATCTAAACAGGGCAACAATTAAAAATGTCCAAGAAAGCATGACTGCAAAGTGCTTTGACCAGCAGGACTTCAAACATAGAGCCGATACCATTAGCAAGGCAAAAGATGTATTAATTGGAAAAAATGCTGATGTAGCGGTTCAAGTGAACACTCAGGTCAACAATAGTCTTTCAACAGAAGAATACAAAGATATAGCAACTCGCCTGCTGAACAGATGAACGAATACTCCTCAAAGGAAATAGAAGTAGCCGATAGCTTGGCAAGGTTAGACCTTTACTGGTATAGCCAATGGATGTTCGAGCAAAGAAAGGGCTACCAATGGATCAAGGCTGAACACCATGAGGTAATTTGTGCCGCTTTGATGAGGGTATTTAATGGTCAATGCAAGCGACTTATCATTAATATTCCTCCCCGATATTCCAAAACAGAGTTGGCGGTTATTAACTTTATGTCTTGGTCGCTTGGGAAGTTTCCTGACTCTGAATTCATTTATACCTCTTACTCATCAAGGTTGGCATCAAACTATTCTTGGCAGACTAGGGAGCTAATCAGTACCAACGAATACAAACGCATTTTCCCTGATACAGTTTTGATGGATAACTCAAAAGCTAAAGACGAATGGAGAACTACTGCTGGGGGAATTGTTTACGCTGCTGGTGCTGGGGGAACTATTACTGGATATGGTGCTGGCAAACATAGACCTGAGTTTGCTGGAGCAATCATCATTGATGACCCACATAAAGCAGATGAAGCTCGTTCAGATGTTATGCGAGAGAATGTTATCGACTGGTTCCAAAACACCTTAGAGAGCCGTAAGAACAGTCCTGATACCCCTATTATTCTTATTATGCAAAGGCTGCACGAATCAGACCTTTCAGGATTCTTATTAAATAACGGCAACGGGGAGCAATGGGAGCATGTATGTCTTCCTGCCATCAAAGAAGATGGAACTGCACTATGGAAAGCCAAGCACGATATTGAAACTCTAAGACAAATGGAGCAAGCAGCTCCTTATGTCTTCTCAGGTCAATATATGCAAAGACCTGCTCCTGCTGAAGGGGGAATCTTCAAGCCAGATCAAATTCAAGTAATAGATGCGCTACCTGCTGGCGAGATAAAATGGTGTCGAGGGTGGGATTTAGCCTCTACAATAGATGGAGATTACACGGCTGGCGGCAAACTTGGGAGACTACCTGATGGGCGATTTGTTATTGGAGATATGGTTAGACTGCGTGTTGGTCCCGATGAGCGTGACTCAGCAATGGTTAACACGGCTTCACTTGATGGTCGAGAGGTTAAAATAAGTATTCCTCAAGATCCGGGACAGGCAGGGAAAACTCAGGTAATATATCTTACGAGGAAGCTGTCAGGATTTAATGTTAAAAGCTCTCCTGAATCTGGCGATAAGATAACAAGAGCAGAACCTTTTGCTGCTCAAGTTAATATTGGTAATGTTTTAATGCTGCGAGGGGATTGGAATGTGCCTCTAATAAATGAAATGCGAATGTTTCCTAATGGCTCTAATGATGACCAGATTGATTCGCTTTCGAGGGCATTCTCTGAAATAATGATTCCACGCAGATCATTCTTTGGATAGGTAAAAATGTTTAAATGGCTCCGCAAACCTGAAGTTAAAGAAGAACCTCAAAAGCCTAAGGTTCGAAAAAGCCTATTCAGTACCCACGAATTTGATACTCTTGACCCAGACAAAGCTAAATTTGACCTCGCAGATAGGGTAGATGCCCTTCGCAAAGTCCAGCCAGCCTTATATGGTGAGTTTGCTATGGATGATTCTAGCAATGGAATTGCCACTTTTAAGACTTATGCCAATGGAATTAACTCTGTATCTGATGCCGTCATAGGCTGGTACGCTACTCAAGGATTTATTGGCGCACAACTTTGCGGCATCTTGGCTCAAAACTGGCTAGTCAATAAGGCTTGTGCAATGCCCGGTGATGATGCAATTCGTAAAGGCTATAACATTGTGACTGTTGATGGGGATGAATTAGACCCTGAAGCCGTTAAGATTCTAAAGTCTTATGACCGTTCCCTTAAATTAGAGTGGAACATGCGTGAGTTTATCCGTAAAGGTCGTATCTTTGGTATCCGAATTGCCATGTTCAAAGTAATGTCAACTGACCCTGAATACTATGAGAAGCCATTTAATATTGACGGTGTTACGGCTGGCAGCTACAAGGGCATTGTCCAAGTTGATCCCTATTGGACTGCTCCTATGTTGGATGGTGCAAGTGCAAGCCAACCCGACACATTGCACTTCTACGAACCGACTTGGTGGATCATCAACGGTAAAAAGGTGCATCGCTCACATTTAATCATTTTCCGTCATGCAGAGCCAGTAGATGTTCTTAAGCCTCAATACATTTATGGCGGTGTTCCATTAACTCAGCAAATCATGGAAAGAGTCTATGCTGCTGAAAGAACAGCCAACGAAGCACCTCAATTAGCTATGTCCAAACGGACAACAATATGGTTAACAGACATGGAAGCGGTAATGTCTAATACTAATGATGCTGTTGGTAGATTGCAGACATGGGCTGCATTTAGAGATAACTACGGTATTAAGCTGGGCGATAAAGAGGGAGATGAATTCCAACAATTTGATACTTCTCTTGCCGACTTTGATGCTTTGATTATGACCCAGTACCAGCTAGTAGCTTCTATTGCTGGTGTGCCGTCAACCAAATTACTAGGCACATCTCCTAAAGGCTTTAATGCTACTGGTGAATATGAAGAAGCCAGTTATCACGAAATGCTAGAGTCTATTCAAACCCACGACTTAACCCCATTGGCAGAACGTCATCACATGTTAGTCATTAAATCTTATGTTGAGCCTCAGCTAAAGATGAAGATTAACTTAGAAACAACTTTAAATTGGCTGCCACTCGATACCCCAACAGCCCAAGAGCTTGCACAAACTAATTTGATTAAAGCCCAAACTGGTGCAGCCCTTATCGCTTCAGGTGCTTTATCTAGTGAAGATGAACGCCAGCGTATTGCTACTGATAAGACAAGCGGATATAACGAAATTGGTCTAATTGAAGATGAAATGCCTGAAGAAGAATCTCCTGAAGAAGACTTAGTTGAAAAGGATATGCTCAAAACAGAGGACGCCAACCCACCTCAACAAGAGCCTGAAGATGGGGAACATGACAGTCCTAAGTTTGAAACGGCTCAAGATTCTCACAACGCAAAATCTAAAAAGTAGGCTAAATGAAGCCAGTCAGAAAACCTATTTCTGAAAAAGGGGTAGTCGGAGGTGCTTTAAGACCTAATGCTGGAATAGCAGCCGACTTTGCCAAGCCTACTGTCGATCTTATTGGATTGATGTATCGGGATGCTAGAAGGCAGTTAGAGAAATGCTTTAACCAAACCTCTTTTGGAATGGCAATGGATGCTTCTACTGCCAGCCAAGCAAGAATTGTTATCAATGCCTTAATAGCTAAATGGACAAAAAGGTTTAATCTTATAGCCAAGTCCTCAGTAGATCGAATGATCGAAAGAACTATAAGGAATTCTTCTGTCACTTTAGGAATGTCTTTAAAAGAGATTTCAGAAGACTTTAAGATCGATATGTCCTTTACCAATTACATGATTGATGATGTAATTAAGGCAAGCACTCAAGAAGCGGCTAATTTGATCAAAGTAATTCCTCAAAAGTATTTAGCTGAAGTTCAAGGGCAAGTAATGAGAAGTATTACTACTGGTAAGGGCTTGCAAGACTTAGTTCCTTATATGACTAAGAAATATCACGGGAATGTTCGACAGGCTAAATTAACAGCTTTAGATCAAACCCGTAAGGCTTATCAGTCAATAAATACCTCAAGACTTAAATCTCTGGGGGTTAAAAAGTTTATATGGGTTCATTCTGGTGGCGGCAAAGAACCACGAATAGATCATATTAAAATGTCGGGTAATGAATATTCATTCGACAAGCCCCCCATTATTGGGGTAATGTATGGTAGTGAAGTACGGGGACTTCCCGGAGATTTACCTAATTGCCGTTGTATATGCAAACCAGTCATCAACTTTGATTTAGACGAATAAGGAATAACATGAAAGACCAACTAAACGCTATTGAATCAGCTAGTGCTTCAATCGCATCTATCGCTGGAATGGGTGAAGCAGCCCAAGCTGAAGGTGTTTACACTTTAAAGTGCTTTGATAAAGAAGGTGGTTCACTTCTTTGGGAACAAAAAATTGACAATGTGGTTTGCACATTAGGCAAAAACTTGATGCTTCAATCTTCTTTGACTGGATCAGGTTATACCGTTGTCGGTCCTTACATGGGATTGATTTCATCCGTTGGCTTTACTGCTGTTGCTGCTGCCGACACTATGTCATTACATTCGGGATGGAATGAAGCTGGTTCTACTAATGCTCCTACTTTTGCTGCTCGTATTGCTCCTAGCTTTGGTACTGCTTCTGCTGGTGCAATCTCTACAAGCACTCCAGTTAGCTTTACTATGACTGGTGCAGGAACTATTCAAGGTGCCTTTATCACTTACGGTACAGGCGCAGTTACTACGTTAATGAGTACTGCTGGTACATTGTTATCTGCTGGTGTATTCACAGGTGGCGCACAGCCAGTTAATAACGGTAACGTAGTTCAAGTTACTTACTCACTTAGTCTATAAGGATTAAATTATGTTTACTAAAGGTCAAACCGTAACCCAAGTATTACCAGCACCTATTAGCGGTGAAGTTGCTGGCTTTTCTTTGGATCAAGAGAATGGTGAAGTTCTTGTATTGGTATCTTATAAAGATGCTGATGGAGAAAGCCAAACTCGTTATTTTAAACAATCAGATTTAGCTTAATATGACATTTGTTATTGCCGATAGAGTTCAAGAAACTTGTGCCTCTCCCGGTACTGGAGTAGTTACTTTACTCGGAGCAGTTACGGGGTTTCAAACCTTTAGTGCTGCTGTCGGCAATACCAATAATACTTATTACACGATTGCTGATGTTAGTGGGTCAAACTGGGAAGTCGGTTATGGCACTTATTCCTCTACTGGGAATACATTAACAAGAACAACCGTACTCTCATCATCTAATGCTGGTGCATTAGTAAACTTTAGTAGTGGCAATCAAAACGTATGGGTCGATTATCCTGCTAATAAAGCAGTATTTCAAGATTCAACTGGGACCGTATCTGTCCCAGTATTGTTGACAACTTCAACAACTAGCACTACTCCAAATCTTAGTTTTAATGCGTCAAACACTGGTTTTGCTGTTGGCGCAAGTGTTTCAGGAAGTTATCTTCAGTCTCTTTTGCAAAACAAAAGCGGAACTGCTGGAGCTTCAGTTAATTACGTTTTAAGCAATAACTTAGGAACCGACTCTACCTATTACGGTGAATTCGGTATGAATTCTTCCGTATATAGTGCATCAACTCCTTCGGATTTTTTCTCCATAAATAACGGAATTTATTTTTCGGGTCATGATGGAGATATGACTTTTGGCTCGGGCAATGGTTTTAAATCATATTTTGCTTGGGGATCTTCAGGTCAATCTGCTCACGTTATCAACGCTTCAGGAGCATTAGGGTTTTCCACTAATTTAGGAGCTACTCCAGCATTAA